TACTACAATACAAACATCGTTACCACTACCAATAGATAAACCAGGACTTATGGCTGTAGATGGAGGTTGATTCTTATAATTAATATTTGACGTAGAATCTGCTGCTATTACTGTAGTTACACATATTAAAGCTATTAATGTACTTAGTACTATTCTCATTATAAGTTATCTCCTAATTAATCTGGGTCAGAAATTGTGTTACCGTCTATTGCTTCCCATGCAAGTACTTCTATATAATCTGAGTTCTCTTCATTCATAGGTACAAAATTTACAATCCCATCTGAGGTAGTAACTCTGACGCTAGTTCTACTTTCATCTGCTAGTATGATATACACAACTGTTGTTATATTTTCTTTTATCATAACTTCTCCTATAATTCAGCAGTTGCAGCGAACTGCCATTGCAACTGTATGTTGTCACTTGTGCCACCACCATTCTCAAAATGAATTGATGATGTAGACGGATTGCCTGATGCTAATCCTTGCAGACCACCAGTATCTCCACGCCTTGCATTTCCTGTATCCGCACCTGATTGGTTATGCACTACAATACTAGGGGGTGCTCTCATTACTGTTCTTAAAAATACTCCATGAGCAAAACAACCTGTACATGTTCCTGATGTTGTACCTATTAGTACCCCAACTGCTGTGGCAGCACCAATATTTGTTCCTTGCGAGAATGTGCTTTGACAATAGCGTTCACATCTAGATAAGTTTTCTCCATAAGTTTCGTGTTGAAAATCAGGTATAGTATCTGCTGTAAAAGAACCAACTTCTAATTGTATTCCAGTAATAGAAAGTGAGTTGTTTGTGTTGTCATAAAAACTTCCAATACCTGCTGCCCTATTCGCTGCAGTAAATCCTTGCCATTGTGCAGCTAATGTTCCACCTGTAAAGTTAGAACCTGCATGAAGCCAAATTTTCATTCTCATACTAAGAGCATTATTATTATCAAATTTTCCTGATGTGTCTGCTCCAAAGTCTATAACATGTTTAGTCCAACTAGTAGCTGTAGTAAATAATTTTGATACATGACGGTTGTTATCATCATCAAACAATTCAACCGCATAAACTTTAGCATCTTCAGCTATACACCAAAAAGCAACAGTAAACGCTTTGGCAGAACTATATCCTTTCTCAAAGTATTGTAAATCTTGTCCTTCAAATCTCATCTCTACTGCAACTTCTTCACCAGCTGCAATAGATGTGTCTGCTGTTGTGCAATCAAAATTCATTGCTGTTGAAAAAGGAGCGTTGTCAGTTACAGCTACACGTTGTGATGTGAATCTTCCTGAACCACCAGCAGCCGTTATTGAATGTCTCCATCTGTCAAGACTAGGATATACACCATCACTTCCACCTAAGCCAGTAGCAGCTGTTGCTCTTTGTGCAATAGCCATATTCCCATTATACATAATAGGTGTTTTATTTGGTCTTGTTGCTGCTGCTGCTGCTATCAATTCACCTGCGTCTACTTTCTTTAAAGCATTATCTGTAGCATCAAAGAACATTAAATGATCTGCTGATGCAATCGTAGTATCTGTTAGACCACTAATAACATTAGGACTTATATGTTCTGCGTCTATAGATCCAGCAGCATAATGTTCAGAGTCTACTTGGTTATCACCAATTTTAGTACCATCAACTGCATCGGCTGATAAATGAATAGTGTCAATAGAACCATCGGTATAGTGTTCTGAATTTACTGCATTATCAGCTAGTTTTGCACCTGTAATTGCATCGGCTGCAATCTTTCCTGTGGTTACATTTAAATCTGCAATATGTGCAGTATCTACTGAACCATCTGCTATCTGTGCTGAATCAATAGCATCATCAGCCATTAAAGCATTTGTTATTTGATCATTTGCTATGTGTGCTGTATCAATAGAACCATCTACATACATATCAGAATCAATACTATTGTCTGCCATTAAAGCAGCCGTAATTTGGTCATTAGCAATATGTGCAGTATCAATAGAACCATCTACATACATATCAGAATCAATACTATTGTCTGCCATTAAAGCAGCCGTAATTTGGTCATTAGCAATATGTGCAGTATCAATAGAACCATCTACATACATATCAGAATCAATACTATTGTCTGCCATTAAAGCAGCCGTAATTTGGTCATTTGCTATGTGTGCTGTATCAATACTAGCATTAGTATAGTGTTCAGAGTTTATTGCATCATCTGCAATCTTAGCTCCTGTAATCGCATCAGCTGCTATTTTGGCTGTGGTAACTTGTGAATCAGCTATATGTGCTGTGTCAATACTAGCATCAGTATAATGCTCTGAGTTAATAGCATCATCTGCTATTTTAGCACCTGTAATTGCATCTGCTCCTAACTTATCTGTTGTAACTGCACCATCATTTATCTTTGCAGTTTCTACTGCACTTGCTGCAATCTCTGCTGTATCAATAGCATTATCTGCCATTTTAGCATTAGTAATTTGACTACCAGCAATATGAGCTGTATCAATTGAACCATCTGTATAATGCTCTGAGTTAATAGCATCATCTACTATTTTAGCACCTGTTACTGCATCAGCATTAATCATCGCTGTTTCTACAGCATTATTAGCAATTGTTATAGCACCACTTGAAGCAATAGTTACATCTCCACTTACTGCTACTTCTTCATAGCTTGTGCCATCAGCAACTAATATTTTACCCGATGTTACATCAGGCATACTTAATTTGCCTGGCAACGTTAAATTATTACTAGCATCTAATACCGTAGCTTTACTTGCGGGCATTGTACAAAATACAAATTTAGAACCTGCTGAGAAGTTTACTGCATTGTCACTGTTTGAACTTGAAATAACTGTAGTACGAGCCAAAGTTGAACTATCACTTGATAAAGTACCTAAGCCTACTTCAAATTCTGCGTTTAACTGAATACAATAGTAAGTAGTACTACTGTTACCAATACCCGCTAAAAACGTATCAAATCCTGATACAGCTCCTGCTAAAGTAACAGTGCCTGTACCTGTAGTTGCGGTAGTTTCTTTAACTCTATCATTTATAACAAGTGCCATTTAGGACTCCTATTAAGCTATACGTATGATGGCATTTGAGGCATCTGCCGTTGGAAATACTACAGTAAAATCACCTGCTGTAGATGTTTTATCTCCCCCAAAATCTAGTACTGCTACTGCTTTATCACCTTGAGTATCATTATATATTAATGCTCCACGAGCTGTAATAGTAGCTGTTGTAAATGTTTCATCATTAAAATCTAAGATTGCTGTTGTACCAGATGAAGTAGGAGCGACAGCTGTAAGTGCTTGACCTGCTGCTGTGTATCCTGTACCTGATACCTCATTTGATGTTGTATATGCTGTTGTTGCTGCACCTAAAGAAGCTGATGATGTATACAATGCTATTTTAAAACTATCAGCATTCGTATTCGCACGAGCTACTGTTGTACTAAAAGCATGGATACCATTCAACAACTGAACTTTAAATGACGTGCACATTGCTTGAGAAATTGCCATTTTATATCTCCAAAAGTTTAGTTAATTCTGAATGCCCTGCATCATGCAGTTTATTCGCTATAGTTGTATGATTAGACTTAATAGCTTGTTTCATATAATGTACTAGAACTTTCCTAATACTATTTTTATAAGCTTCTGCTTGTTCTTTTATTAAAGGACTAGCGTCTTTTCCTACGTAAATTATTTTAGCAAGAGCTAACTCTGCTACTTGTTCTGGTGTCATTCCACCGTATGATGTAGTTACAACATCATAATCTATACCTTGTATTAACTCTGCTTTATTATCCACGGTTTACTGGTATCCTATTTTGTCCACTTCTATAAGAGTCTCGTGTATTTTTACCTTCACCTAAGTTCTTTAATAACTGCATAACTTCACTATACCTTGCTGTGTATTGAGTTACTGTTTCTGCATCTTCTTTCATAAACGCAGCTGCTTCCAATAATGCACCATAAAACAATGCAGTATCGAAGTTATCCCCCAACCAAGTATTACCAGCAGTAACGATAGTTTCAGGATAATAGTAGTAATGTAATTCAGCACTATAATTATCATCTGGTGTAGGTCCTAAAATCATTGTCGTAGCACTAAATATACCATAATATTCAGGTTTTCCAAAGAACGTTGAATCAGTATCAGGAAAAGCTTCTCTGATAAAATTGACATCTTTATTCATAAGAAACGCATGTTCATTACTACTGTTAATAACTGAGACACTAAAAGTAGATAACCAATCACTAGGTAAAGAAAAATACTTATTACCTGATGTCATAGTTCCTGAAACGCCTTTACGTAAGTCAGGTATTTGGACGCTGTTAAATATACGTTGTTCAGCATTCTTAATAAACGTATTTACATCAGCCGTTGTATACTCATTCTCTGTGTACGATTTTATTGCTGCTACTAGTTCAGTATAGGTCATTATTTATCCTTATGCCATTGGGCCTCTAGCTTTAATTCCTTTTGTAGCTGCTCCATTACCACGAGTAACGACACCTTCAGTCTTTACATCTTTGTCTGGATACCCACCTGTGTTAGGTGTTGCAACAATTTGGGGCTGCTTGTTAATAACTTTAATTCCTTTTACATTTTTATCCATTATTTACTCCTAAGTTGTTGTTACAGTAACCAATCCTATCTGACTGTTACCTTGTAAATTATCTACTAATCCCTCTAATTGTAAAGGATTATTCAATCCTACTGGGTTAAACCCGTATTGAAAACCTCGTTGTTCGTCAAGATTTTTAGATGGTCTGGGGTCTTGTACTCCTTGTGCATCATGTACAGTATGCATACCTTGCATATTTTGTGGGTGATCTGGTTCCCAACATTCATTACAAACTTTAATATTCGTGTCGTTTCTTTTTATGTATAAATTCTTTAATTTCTTTAGCTTAAATTGAAACCCACATCTATCACATTCTGCAATAGTATATTTAGCCGATGCGTATTTACTACTCATTTTTTAGCAGGTTTTCTGTGACTATAACCTTTCTTTTTTAAAGATAGATGTTTAGCCATGGTAGGAGCTTTTATACCCTTACCCGTTTTTTTGTCATACATCATATGAGATTTAAAAACCTTACCACCGTCTTTCATCATAGTAACTTTACCACCAGCTTTCTTAAAGCCCATCTTGTTACGAACGGCTGCTGGTAACTTACCTAAGCTTTTCTTTTTGTTCATTGGTACATCTTTCATCTTACTCTCCTATTGTTTTTTATTCATCTCTCTTAGAGGCTTTTGGGTTTCTAATAAACTTTTCGTAAGCGTCATTAGATTGTTTCTTAAGCTTCTTCTTCAACGCTTGTATATCTTGTCTATTCATTTTTTTCTTACCGCCTAGCATACTTATTTTACCACTCTTTACCCCTTTTATAACGGCTGGATCAGGATCAAACTCTCTATCTAGTTTTTTGTTTTTCCTTATCTGCTTATTAGCCTTATTAGAAATAAATTTATTCTCATTAACTTTGTTCTTACTTTTGGATTTCTTATAAACTTTGTACGCTGCTTTGGCTGCCTTTAAGGCTACGGGTCCAAGTATTTTTCCTGCTGCTGCTAGTCCTAATAATGGTAAAGCCATCTTACTCTCCTATAGTGTTTGTCTTCTGGGTGCGAGTTTTAAAGTAGATTTTTCTCTATCTTCTGTTGAAGCTAATACCCATTGTTCTTCATATTCTTGCTTTAAGAACTGAGTTCTATCACCTGCTTGAGGTATCTTTAAACTTAAGTAAAAAGCTAATCCTGCTACTAAACAAGGTAAAAACCTAAAGGGTATATCTTGAGTACTAACTCCAGTACCTGCGTCTTCAATTCTTTTTAAAGCCCAATACACAAACGTATAATCTGCATTATCAGGAATAGGCCATACGTTTATAATCGGTTGTGTTGCTTGTCTATTTATCCATACTTGGTTAGGTCTACCTGTAGTATTTTTATTTGGGATAGTCCCATAAGTAGAAGCGGATATTCTAGTAATATTAATGTCTTGTTGGTTAGTGCCTGTACCTGTTCTAATAACTTGCTCAAGTAAATCAATGGTATCAGTTGGAAGATTATAAGTGATTGTACCTGAGACTAAAGAAACTGCACCTTCTTCAATTGTCCAAAGATTAACACCACGATTAGACCATTCCGCTGTAAGTAAGTTTAAACTACGGCGAGCAGTACGTAAGTCATATCCTGTACGCATCTCTGATCCACATCTTTCAAACGCTTCTTCTACAATGTTGTTTAAATCTAAGTTAAACGCTGTTGTTCCTGATGTTGCCATTAGACCATTCTCCCTTTAGTTCTACCACGTTTAGCGATACCATCACCACGATGGGCTTTAACTATCCCGCCTTTTTTCATACCTTTTTTATCTGCAGATGGTCTACTAGTTGTAGTAAATGGTTTTTTATTTGTAACAGCTTTTTCAAGTTTACGGTCTGCAGCATATTGTCTAGTATCCGTAACAATTTTTGAAATTTTTTTATTATGTGCCTTTCTTTCAGCTTTATTACGCCCAAATATATCAGTTCTTTTATCTTTTGCTTGTTTTTTTATAGTCTTCTTTGAAGACTTCTTAGCAAGTTCTTTAGCTATTTTTTCACCTGCCTTCATAGCGATTGGTCTCAATATTTGCATTATGTTTTCCTCTTTGTCCTTCTAAGTGCTGATACTCTACGTGGCTTACCAGCTGGTTGCCCAAGTCTTTTCTTCTGAGCAATACGTTTCTTCTTTTGAGCTGCCGTCATTTC